TTCCAAAATTTCTCCGGAGAGGGTTTTTCCAGAAACAAAATGGGGTTTCAACGCCTCATGGAGGGTTTCTAAGCAACCAGGCATGTCCCTGTCCCTAAATTGCTGTCCTTTCTATTGTATAACTAATGTCTCCCTCCTTTGAAGTCATTGAAAATTACAATAAAGACTTAGAAACCTTCCATAAGGCGCTGAAAAGTGACCTAATCTTTACGATAGCGAACGAAAGGAGGAAAGCCAGATGGCTAAAAAGCCCAAAGAAGATGTATTCGAAGTTAAGAATGGTGAAGTAGTTGATATTCATCGTTATGCTCCGGCTCACAGTATCCAAGCTAGGGAAGACCAGCTTATTAACATGGCCTATAACATGGCAGAACAACAATTCATTGATGGAACTGCATCGAGTCAGGTCATAACTCACTTCCTCAAACTGGGGACTGAAAGAGAGCGCATGGAAAGAGAGATCTTAAACAAACAGATTGCTTTACTTGAAGCCAAGACCGATCAGATCGAAACTTCTAAAGCTAATGAGGGATTATATGCGAAGGCCATTGAGGCTATGAAATCATATGGAGCGTCTAAGACTAAAGAATTGGAGTGAGTGTGTTGAACTACCAGACTTTGAAAGTAGACTTGAGTATTTAAGACTACACGGTCGGGTTGACTCACCACGTTCAATCTCACACCCTTTCTACACCTCTCGGGTATGGCGAGACTTCAAAGAAGATATGCATATCAGAGACGCAGGTTTCGATTTAGGTGTGTTTGGCATTGAAATAGTTGGTCGTAGATATTTACATCATATCAACCCAGTAACATGGGACGACTTAGAAAATTTTAATGAAGACATACTACTCAATCCAGAAAATGTAATCACGGCATCTGGTGATACCCACAACATTATTCACTATCGGAAAAAGATTGAAATACCTTACGTAGAAAGGGAGGCTGGTGATATGATTCTATGGTAGCCGATGCTATACAACCGACCAAGGGTTTTCAAGAACCAATCATAGCGACCACCAAAGGTTACATGGGTTTAGATAAGGATGATAACTCGTTCAATACTGAACTAGAAACTTTAATTGGTGGTGCTATTGGTGAATTGGTGATGCAAGGTGTGGTTGTAAAAGAAGACTTCGACCTATCGGAATCGTGGATTGTTGTATTCCCAGAACTATTAAAAATGCATAGCACGTTACATATGGTTCGAGAGTACATCGCATTATACACGAAAATAGGATTTGACCCTCCGCTACCAAAAACATTAGCTATGATGGAAAAGCGGTTAGACCGTCTCGACTATCTACTTCAAGCTGCTATGTCTAAGTTACACGAGGAGGATGGCACAGATGGACAACAACCTACTAGCAATCCTTAAGTCTGTAGAGAACGAAACAGTGTCACAAGCTGGGGTTCTTGGTATGAAGTGGGGTATTCGTAAACCACGAAATGAAAGACAGACTGAGGGTCGTAAAAAGAGATTACCTAAAAGTAGCTCTCCTAGTTCTAGTCAAAATGGTGGTAAAATTAACAAGAAGGATGCAGCTAGACTTCGTAAAGAAAGTATTGCTCGAGAGAAGAACTGGAACAATATTTATGAACGTCGAGCTAAAATCTCAGACGCCGATTTACGTAAGGCGGTCACCAGGCTACAGCTAGAAAATCAAATGGCAAGGGAAGTAAATAGTGCTAAGGCATTAAATGCAACCCCTGCTAAGAAATCCTTGTATAAACAAATGCAAGGGGTAGCTCTAACAACATCTAGAGTAACACCATTTATTGTTAATGCGCTACCTAAAGAAACACAAAAGAATCCTAAGGTTCAACAAGTTAATAATATCGCTAAAGGTATTAATAGTTTAACTAGCCAAAAGGATAAGAAGAAAGATTAACGAGGATGTGACCTATGGTTCTATCTAACACTGCCGTCCCAAAGGAGTATGGTGCTTTTAGGGAAGCGGTTTTAGCTGGTGAAATACCAGTTAATGAGGAAATCTCGCTTGAGATGAATAGGACTGATTACATAATCGATCATCCAGACTATTATTACGACGATGAAGCTATTGACGGATTCATAGCCTTTTGTGAGGCAGAGATGACTTTAACATCAGGTGATGATTTACATCTAACCCCAGCTTTTAAGTTGTGGGCAGAATCGTTGTTAAGTTGGTATTACTTCATTGATCGTAAAGTTTGGAATCCACTCTCTAAGCGATACGAGTATCAAAAGGTTAAGTTACGTCTGCGTAATGTCCAGTATTTAATTGTTGGACGTGGTGCAGCTAAATCACTATATGCTGAACTTATTCATGCTTATGGTTTGCTAGTTGATACCGATACGACACACCAGATCATAACAGCACCTACAATGAAGTTGGCGGAAGAAACTATCTCCCCTTTCCGAACTGCTATAGTAACCGCTAAAGGTCCACTAATGCAATTCATGACCGAAGGTGATATCCGTTCCAACACTTTTAGTAAAGTTAAGCTTGCTTCAACCAAAAAAGGAATTGAGAACTTCCTTACAAACTCCCTGCTCGAAATTCGACCAATGTCTGTTGATAAACTACAAGGGCTTAAGTCTAAGTACAACACAGTGGATGAATGGTTATCCGGACATTTGAAAGAAGACGTTATCGAAGCGATTGAACAGGGAGCATCAAAAGTGGACGACTACATTATCGTGGCAACCTCATCAGAGGGAACCGAGCGTGATGGAATCGGGGATACAATCAAAATGGAGTTAGCACAGATACTGCATGGTGAAGTATTCAATCCACATATATCCATATGGCACTATAAACTGGATGGACTCCATGAAGTAGGGATGCCAGAAATGTGGCCAAAGGCTAATCCTAACGTTGGGATTACAGTAGCGTACGATGTTTACCAGAAAGCTGTACACACAGCTGAAACAACACCGTCTAAACGTAACGACATTCTGGCGAAGCGATTCGGAATACCTGTTGAAGGATTTACATTCTTCTTCAAGTATGAAGATACAGAATTACATAGGCGACAAAACTTTGATCATATGGAATGTGTAATGGGTGGTGACCTTTCTCAAGGTGACGACTTCTGTGCGTTCACATTCTTATTCCCTCTTGGTGGAGAGAGGTATGGTGTCAAGACGAGAAGTTACGTTAGTGAGCAAAAGATGCAGAAGTTACCTAAAGCCGTTAAACTCAAGTATAAAGAGTTCATCGATGAAGGTAGTCTTATTCCTATGCCAGGCGTCAACTTAAATATGAGGCATGTTTGTGCGGACTTGATTGAGTTCATTGAAGCGCATGACTATGCTGTATTATCATTCGGCTATGACCCTTATAATGCTGACGAGTTCCTTGAAGAGTGGACCATTGATTTTGGTACCTATGGCTTGGAAGTTGTTAGACAGGGTTACAGAACTGAATCTGTTCCCCTAGGTGAGATACGTAACCTTGCGAAAAGTCGTCTATTCTTCTTTGATGAGGAATTGATGAAATGGACCATGGGTAACTCAATCGTTATAGAGGACAACAATGGTAACCTTAAGTTATCTAAAAAAAGAGCAGCTGAGAAGATTGATAATGTGGCTGCTTTAATGGATGCCTGGGTTGCTTATAAACGGAATAGGGAGGAGTTTGCGTAATGCAATTTACAAAAGACTTAGCCCATTCATGGCAACTATGGAGAGCTCCAGGGTCTGTCGAGAATGTTAATATTAACATCAATCGAAATGAAATAGGATCGGGTTCAGGTGTCCCTAGACACAAACCAAATCTGTTTTCATACGACTCTTCTTCACTTTCAAAAGTAGTATTCAATCGTATTGCTACCGATGCGGCGATGGTTCCTATTACACACTCTCGAGTAGTCGAAGCCAATCAAACGCATGAGCCGATTAAATCCGGTTTACAAGATTGTCTTTCTATAGAGGCTAATTTAGATCAGTCGGCATTCCAGTTCCAGCATGACTTAATCTACTCTATGTTAGACGATGGTATTGTAGCTATCGTTCCGATTGAAACTGATGTTAAACCCAATGAGTCCGGAGCATTCGATATTCACTCAATGCGTGTAGGGTCTATCACACAGTATTTCCCACAACATGTTGAGCTTATGGTATATAACGAGAAATCTGGTAACCCAGAACTAATCGTAATGCCGAAACGTAGTGTTGCTATCATAGAGAATCCTTTCTATGAGATCATCAATACAGCCAACTCGACACTAAATAGACTTAAGCGTAAAATGGCATTGTTAGATAAAATGGATGAAGAAATTTCATCTGGTTCGTTTAACATGATTATCCAATTGCCTTACGATACTAAATCGTCGGCTAGGAAACAACAAGCCCAATTGAGAAGAACCGAATTAGAGACCCAATTACACTCACCAGACAATAAGTATGGTATCGGTTATATTGGAGCGACTGAAAAGGTAATACAATTAAACAGACCTATTGATAACGATTTACAGGAGCAGGTTAAATACCTTCGTGAGGAGTTCTATAACCAGCTTGGTTTAACTGAAAACGTTTTCAATGGTACTGCTGATGAAAGTGAAATGAACAACTACTATGGTAGAGCTATCGATCCTATCTTAAAGACGATAACAACAGAAATGTCTAGAAAGTTCTTGACTAAGACTGCTAGAACACAAGGTCAGATTGTCTCATACAACCGTGACATCTTTAAACTTGTACCTGTATCTACTATTGCAGAAATTGCAGACACATTCACCCGTAACGAGATCTTATCTCCAAATGAGGTGCGTTCTATTATTGGATTCCGCTCAGCGAAGGATCCTAAGGCTAATGAGCTGGTCAATAGAAATATTGCCCAAGTCAATCAGATCGATGATGTGGCTGTAGAAGAAGGATATGAAGATGTTGATCCTGCATTCGATATGAATCTCATAGACGAAGAGCGAATCAATAGCAATTAAACATGGAGGTGGTTAGTAACAATGAAGAATCGTAAATATGACTTCGCCGGCTACGTAACCAAGAATGATGTTGAGTGTACTGATGGCTTAACGATCAAACAAGGCGCGTTTCTAGGTGATAATGAAAAACAGGTACCTTTAGTATTCCAACATATGCATGACTCACCTGAAAATGTTTTAGGTAACGTTGTGTTAGAAAACCGACAAGACGGTGTGTATGGATACGGTACATTTAATAACACACAACTAGGTCAAACGTCAAAAGAGTTAGTTCGCCACGGTGATGTTAACTCAATGTCTATCTTTGCTCAACAGGTTAAGAAGACTGGTCTTGATGTAGTACATGGTGTTATTAAAGAAGTTAGTTTAGTTCTAGCTGGTGCAAACCCAGGAGCTAAAATTGACTTTGTTAACTTTGCACATAGCGATCAAGGTGAAAACTCAGACGCTGAAATCACATTTGGATCGATCATCCACTCAGCTGAAATGGCTGCAGAGATTCTTGGTGAAAACATTCAAAATGAAGACAAAGTTGAACATGCTGCAGCACCTCGTACCTTAGGTGAGATCTTTGCTGGTATGACACCAGATGAACAAGAAGCAACTGGTATGTTAGTAGAAGCTGCTTTAGCACAACAAATTAACCCTGATGAGTCAATCGCTCAATCAGCATTGGAGGATAAAGAAAATATGAAAACAAACGTATTCGAACAACGTGACACAGGTGAAACTTTATCACACGCAGCTATTGTTAATGAACGTACTACATTAATCGCTGACGCAACAGCTCGTGGATCATTAAAAGAAGCTATCGCTCATGCTACTGAGCCTATGCATGGTGAAAAATTAGCTTTAATGTTCCCGGATGCACAATACGGAACAAAAGCACCAATCCACGTTGGTTTATTAAATACCGCCGCTGAGAAAATTATCTCTGGTGTAAGTAAAGTACCATTCTCTCGTGTTAAGAACTTAATGGCACATTGGGATATCGAAGAAGCTCGTGCTTTAGGTTATATCACTGGAGACGAAAAGAAACAAATCGAATTCAAGATGTTAAGTCGTGAAACTTACCCACAGACTGTTTACATCAAATCTAAATACGACCGTGATGACGTTATTGATATTACTGAATACGATCTAATCAACTATACATCACAAAATATGATGATTAAACTTAAAGAAGAAGTTGCTCGTGCTATCTTAATTGGTGATGGTCGTGCTAAATCAGGTAATCGTTCTAAGATTGACGAAACTAAGATTCGCCCAATCATGTATGATGATGATGTATACACTGTTAAGAGTTCTATTGGTTCACCACATGATGTGTTAGAACGTGTTACTAAAGACCGTGCCGCATACCGTGGTTCTGGTTCACCAAGTCTGTATATTCAACCAGATCTATTAGCAGATATTAAATTGCTTAAAGATGCAACTGGTCGTTATATGTTTGGTGGTCGTCCATTAACAAACGAAGAATTAGCATCTATCTTAGGTGTTAAAGAAATCGTTGAAACTACATTCTTCGGCGACTTACGTAAGATGATCATGGTTAACTTAGCTGATTATGTAGTTGGTTCAACTAAAGGTGGGGAAATTACTTCATTCTCAGACTTCGATATCGACTTTAACAAGTTAACAAACTTAATCGAGACTCGTTTATCTGGTGCCCTAATTCAACCTAAATCAGCATTCGTATGGACTGTTGGTGACGCTATTAAAGATACTATTGCTGTTGACATTGCGTCTTCTACACCAATTCCAACAATTGCAATGGGTAACAAAGATACAGAAACTGGTAAGTAATGAAATTCTCAGGGAAACTAGGCTATGTCCTAGAGTCTGTTGAGACTAGCCCTGGTGTATGGACTCCTGGTGGAGCTGAAGAACGCTCTGCTAGGGGTGACTTACTTGAATCCTCTCGTAAGGTTATTACTGGGGATAAGATCAACGATGACTTCGCAGTTTCAAACAAGATATCTATTGTAGCAGATCAATACTTCTACAAGAACATGTCGAATCTACGATACGTCGTTATGCATGGTGTTAGGTGGAAGATCGACGACATGTCAATCAAACGACCACGCATCATTTTAGAGATTGGAGGAGTGTGGAATGGGGAAGTTCCAAGCTAGTCGTCTTAGAACCCATGCTAAGCTTGTACAAACAGGTTTAACATGTTATTACCAACCACCGGCCAATGTCAAACTGACTTATCCGTGTATTGTGTACCATCGACAAGTTGGTCATGATCTTAAAGCGGATGACATTAGATATGTGGGTTGGAATGCATATCTAGTTACAGTTATTGAGAAAGTACCAGACTCAGATGTATCTGATACAGTCTTAGACTTGTTTCAACATTCACAAGAAGTGAATTACTTTCAAAATGACAATCTTTACCATAGTGTTCTAAAAATTTATGACCTGTAGGAGGGTATATAATGGTAGAAAAGAAAGAAGAAACAGTAGTAAAAGCAGCGACAGCTCGTGTAGCAACACCAGGTCCTTTAGCATGGGATAAAATTGGTGAGCGTTTCTATGAGACCGGTGTCTCTAAAGGTGTGTTATTCCCAATGGCGAATGACGGTACTTATGAAAGTGGAGTTGCTTGGTCTGGTTTAACTAAGATCACTAAATCACCTGAGGGTGGTGAAGAAACAGCTTTATACGCTGATGACATTAAGTACTTATCTCTATATTCTGTAGAGGAATTAAAAGGTACAATCGAAGCGTATACATATCCAGATGAGTTCGCTGTTTGTGATGGTTCTGCTGAAGTTGGACCTGGTGTTACATTCCAACAACAAACACGTAAACCATTTGCATTAGCATGGGTTAACCGTATCGGTAACGATATCGAAGGTGCTACTCACTCATACAAGATCAACCTTGTTTATGGTGTTCGTGTATCACCATCTGAGAAAGCATCTGAAACAATCAATGAAACACCTGGAGCACAAACATTCTCATGGGCGTTCAGTGCTACTAAACAAGACGCAGGTGATATGAAGTTCTTACCAACGGCATCTGTTGAGATTGATGTACGTACTGCACCAGCAGAAAAAGTTAAAGAGTTAGAAGCTCTTATCTTTGGTAGTGAATCTAAAGCTGCTAGTATGCCTACATTAGCAGCAATCGTTACTATGTTCAAAGGCGCATAATTAAAACCTAGGAGGAAGACAAATGTTTAAAACAAATATTAGTTATACAGACTTAAATGGTATCAACGCTACTGAGACATTATATTTCAACCTTACGACAGTTGAGATTGCTAGATTAGGAGCTAAGATTTCACCAGAGGACGGTGATTTAGCTGGACATTTCCAAAAAGTTGCAAGTAGTGGTAACGCCCTAAACAATATTCTATTAATGACAGAAGTTGTATTAGCTGCGTATGGTCAACCAACACCTGATGGTCGTGGATTCCAAAAGAACCCAGCATTAGTTCAACAATTCGAATACAGTATTGCATTTGCTGAGTTCATTGAACAACTAATGTACAATGCACCATTAGCTGAAGAATTTGGTCGTAATGTATTAGCTGTTAACCCTGACTTAGTTCAGAAAGCCGAACAGGCTCAATTAACAGTGCCTTATGCACAAGCACCTACTGCTTCTAATGTATTACAAATGGGTAACAATGTTGGTAATACTCCTATTGTGGATAAGTCAGCAGATATGTCTGTAGCAATCCAAAATATTATGAGTAACGATGGTATCCCATTCGAAACAAAACAAGTGTTAATCAACCAATTAACGAAAGGGTGATTTAATGTCATTTAACTTACAAAAAGCTATTGACTTCATGTATGGTTTAAAGTCTCGTGGTGTCACATATAGTATGTTAGGTAAGCGTAATGGTTCGGATGGTACTGCTGATTGTAGTGGTGCTATCTATACAGCCTTACTTCAAGCCGGACTATCTGATGCAGGTTGGATTTTAAATACTGACTCTATGCACAAGTGGTTACGTAATAATGGTTATAAAAAGATAGCAACCAATCAAGAATGGCCTATGCAAAAGCATGACGTTATTATCTTTGGACCTGAGGGTGCTAGTCGTGGTGCAGCTGGACATGTTGTGTATGCTTTAGATGGTACGAATGTAATCCACTGTAACTATGGAGCAAATGGTGTATCTGTAAACAATGAAAACCAAATGCCTTATGACATGGGTTGGACTGTTTACAGATTTCCAGGAGCCGGTAATCCTAATCCAACTACCAAACCCTCTAACGGAGCAGTTATTGATGATGTCATCCGTGGAAAATACGGTAGTGGCTTGGAGCGCCGTAAAAACCTTAAAGCTGCTGGATATGATCCAGATAAGGTTCAAAAGGATGTTAACGAACGTTTGCTCGGCGGTGTGCCAGATAAACAAGTAGATAAGATTGCTCGTGAAGTACTACAAGGTAAATGGGGTAATGGCGATGAACGTACTAAACGTCTCAAAGCTGCTGGTCATGATCCTGTTAAAGTTCAGACGATAGTTAATCAGTTAGTGTAAAATGTAAGGGGTTGGGATGATTCTCTGCCCCTATCATTTTTCGGAGGTAAAAGTTATGCTACAACTCGAAATCAAAGAAGAATTAATCTGGAATCCAAGAACTGAAAGGTTTGATGCTTCTTCACCAGCGGTCACATATTACTTTGAGCATAGTCTTAAAGCAATTTCAAAATGGGAAAGTTATTACGTTGAATCGTTCTTTGAGTGTTCATTAACACCGGAACAAACACAGTTTTATATTCAATGTATGGAAGTAAACGACACCCCTATCTTTTGGGACGCACTTACAACCAATCACTACACTATAATAACTGATTATATTGCTAAAGATCAGTCCGCTACCAAGATTAAGATGGATGGTGATGATGAGAAGATGATCATGACCACTGAAATCTTATACGCTATGATGGCTATACATGGTGTGCCCTTTGAATGTGACGAATGGCCGTTTAGTAGATTGAACAAATTACTTCAGACAATCACGTTCTTCAAGAAAGATAAGAAGAAGATGTCTAAGAAGGAAATCCAGAAGAGTAATGCTGAGTTAAATGCACAGCGAAGAAAAGAGTTAAATACGAAGGGGTGATGCAATGATTACCGTGACTGATGATGGAAACTTTAAAACCACCACTGATTGGTTGAAAAGAATACAAAACATCAATCCGGAAACAACCCTAGGCAGTACTGGACAAAGGACTGTTGACTCATTGAGAACAGGTACACCAAAAGATACTGGTATAACAGCTGGTTCTTGGTCGTATCGCATATCAAAAGTTGGCAGAGGTACTGAACTTGCTTTCCTAAACAATTCGTTTGGTGGGCAATCCTATAATATTATTCAAGGGATACGTTTCGGACACGGGACAGGAACTGGTGGTTATGTACCACCAAATGATTTCGTATCACCGATTGTCAATGCCTTACTTGACAGTTACATTCGAGGATTTGTAAGGGATGTGATTAAATGAGTAGACCTGTTGATGAGCGGATAGTACGAATGACATTAGACTACAATACCTTTAAGGCCAATGCGGCCAATGTTACTGGTATTCTAGGTGGTCTATCAAATAAAATTAAGGGTATGGCTGGGCTTAACACAAACAGTCTATCTAAGAGTTTAGATGGTGTCGCACCGAGTGCATCTAATGCAGAACGTGGTATGGAAGCCCTCTCTAGACAAACTGAACGCACAAGAGGTATGTTTGATGTATTCAGTACAGTTGCAACTGGCGCCTTACTTAAGTTAGGATCACTAGCGGCTGAAAAAGGTTTACAAGTTATTAAAGCATTTACACTAGACCCCATTGTCGGTGGTTTCAAGGAGTACGAGTTAAAACTTGGTTCCGTACAGACCATCATGACGAATACTGGTGAAAGTGTAGAGGTAGTTAACAAGAAATTAGATGAGTTAAACGTTTACTCTGATAAGACTATCTACTCATTTAATGACATGACTAAAGCAATCGGATCGTTATCAACATCTGGAATGGCTTTAGATGACGCATCGTCAGCGGTTATGGGGTTCTATAACTTAGCAGCCGGTGTTGGGGTTGAAGCTGGTCGAGCTGGTGTCTTATTAGATACGGCTATGGTACAGGCAATCCAATTAGGCAAGATGGACTATCAGAACTGGAAACAACTACAATCATCTGGTATGGGTGGTCCTAAGTTCAGGGATGCATTGATTGCTAATGCCGAGGCTTTAGGTAAGAACGTAGATCTATCTGATGGATTTAACGCATCACTTAAAGATGGCTGGGCAACCACTGACGTAATGTTAGCAACCCTAAAACAGTTTGAAAAAGATGAATCCTTACTAGCTGCAGCTACTCAAGTATTATCATTCAGTAAGTTAATGGATACTGCAAAAGAATCTGTTGAATCTGGATGGGCTGAAACTTGGGAAATTGTATTTGGTAACTTCAATGAATCAAAAGCAATGTGGACTAATGTATGGAACGCTATGGAGCCTATCATTGAGGGTTCAAGCAACCTACGTAATAATTTCATTAGGGCATTCAAAGACAACGGTGGTATTAAAGCGATCTTCAATACGTTTGGTAACATCTGGAACTTAGTGACTAGAATTTCAACCGCAATCAATACTGGTTTGAATAAAGCACTAGGTAATACTGGTAAGGCTATAGTTAGTCTCGGTGGTGTGTTTGCGATTCCTTTCAAAATGATTGAATTATTAACAAGAAAGATATCAGAGTTCAAACTTATACCTGGTGTAATACAAGTTGCATTTACTGTATTGGGTTATGCTATTAAAGGTGTAGTTACTGTTATCATGGGTGTTGTCAAGACAGTCCAATTCTTCTTCAATCTAATCAATACAGGTATCACAAAGTTCTCAGGTTGGATTAAATCCTTACCTTGGAAACATATTATAGATCCTCTTAAAGAGATTCAGAAGATAATCAAGGTTGACCTGTTTGGTAAGCTATTCTCAGACATCAAACAACTTAAAGACGGAGCACTTGATAAGATTGCAACTATGTTTAGGCGTATTGCAGACTCATTAGGTATCCTGAATAAGAATGTTAAAGGTGAGATTTGGACTCCGTTTGTTCAAGTCATGACTAAGTTAGCTAGTGGTCTAATAGAGCGTGTTGGTAAAGCAATAGGTCTGTTAATCAAACCACTACAAACATTAACATGGATACTACACAACTTTGTATTTAAACCACTATTAAACGGTTTATCTATTCTAGCTAGTGGTATTATCTATACGGTATCAGGAGCACTACAAGTATTAGCAAATGCATTAGGTTTCGTAATGAAGCTTATAATGTCATTTATAGTAACCCCTCTTGTTAAAGCATTATTTGATGTGTATTTAGCTATTGAAGGTAGTGTGTTGAAAGCTATTGATAAGTTGGATAAGAAGTTAACGAAACTTAAACAACTGTTTAATACTTTCGTAGTAACACCCTTTGTTAAACAGGTAGAACGACTCAATGATTGGTTTAACCGATTACGACAGTCTGTAGATAAGATGAACTTTGGTCCATTACGAAACAGCTACGATTCACTTAGACGTTCCTTTAGTGTTAACTTCTTTGATCCGTTAGCTAAAGCAATCAAGGCATTACCTGGTCCTGTAACACTTCTTAAAGACGCCTTTGGTGGTCTAGAGAAGCTTAAGACTAAGGATTGGTTTGTTGCAGTTAAGAAATCATTAGAAGGTATTAAGTTTGATGGTATTAAACAAGGATTCATTGGTATTGGTACTGTAGCTAAAGCGATGTTCCATACATTCTATGATCTTGAGCCATTACGACAAGCTAGAGAAATGATGGGTAGCTTCGTGGACAAAGCCAAAGGTTTAGCCAACCCTGTTATTAAACAAGGTTTAGACTTACTATCTTACGGCTTCCTAAATCTACAAAAGATATTCCCTAATGTAAATTTCCAACCTATGTTAGATGGTATTACTAAGGTGAAACTTGAGTTAGACAAAATGTTAGCTAGTATATCATTTGAAGGTGTTAAGAAACTGTTTGATAACCTTAAGAAGACAATTATAGACTTCTCTAGTTCTATTGATTTCAGTGGATTTAATGCTATCACAAAACCAATAACGAACTTCAAGAATCAATTAGTTGAAGCAATCAAAGCTTTAGACTTCAGTTCTTTAAGTGGTATTAGTAAATCACTTGATGTGTTTAAGAATCAGGTTGTAGCTACGTTTAAATCGTTAGACTTCAGTAATCTTGACACACTTAAACAACCGTTCATCATGTTAAAGGATTCTATAATGGAAGCTTTATCTGGTATTGACTTCGGACCATTAGGTACTAAAGTTCAAGCGGCTGGAATTTTAATTAAGACTGCTTTAGATACAATTGGTTTGTTCTTCTCTGGTATCGGTGTTGATGTTGGTAAGTTTGTTGAAACAATTCAAAATGGGGTTAGAATTGCCGCCACAGCTCTTGGTGATTTTGCTAAAGACGCTTGGGCTCGAATCTTACGTGGCGAATTTAAGACTATTACCGTTGACGCAGCCACGTTCGGAGAAACGATGAATAGTGTTGGATCCAAAGCAACTGAAGCCATGCAAGCTATGTGGCGTGGTATTAAGATTGTTATATCTGGTATCGGTGATGGTTTCCGTATGCTCGGTTCAGCTATCAAAGAGGTTGCTCAGACCATAGTTACGTTTATCAAATGGACATGGGATCAGATCAAAGCATTCGGTCCTAACATAGCCAATTGGTCAGCTACGGTTAAAGAGAAATTCGGAGACGCACTATCAACCGAGAATTTAGTTAAAGGTGGTTTAGCTGTATATTTAGCTACTATACTTAAGAGTATGTTTACCTTCCAACAAAAGGGTGGTAAACTAATGGATTCTATTACGGACATGTTCGGTGGATTCCCTGACTTATTTGGTGGTATTACAGACGCCTTAGCTAATTTCAACAAGATGGTAACACCTGGAAATATACTTAAAGTATCCGTAGCCTTAGTTCTTATGGCCGGTGCTATTAAGTTAATGTCTACTGTTAATTCAGAAGACTTAGTTAAAACCCTTATAATCTTAGCATCTAGTGTTGGTGCTTTATCTGTTGCGATGTTTGCAATGAATAAGACCGCTGCTAACCCAGCTAAGATGGCAGCCGCAACTGGTGCTATAATGGGTATTTCAACCGCTATACTTATCCTATCTGGGGCACTTAAAGTAATGTCTACTATTGAACCAGAGTCACTCAAGTATTCATTACAAGCTGTGTTCGTAACTATGGGTGGATTAACAGCTATGATAGTTGCTATAGGTAAGTTAGCTCCAAACATTAATATTGCAGTCAGTGGTGTTATCGGAATGACGACCTCACTACTTATATTAGCAACGGCTATCAAAGCATTCGCCGATATTCCGACCGATGATTTAGTTAAAGGTGGTGTTGCGGCTGGTCTAGCATTAGCTGCTCTTACGCTATCCCTTAAAGCATTGGGTAATGTTAAGTTTGGAATCGGTACTGGTATTGCTATATTAGCAGTAGCCCAGTCCTTGAATGTGGTCGCTAAAGCTGTTGCAGCATTCGGTCAACTAGACGGTGCTACATTAGCTAAAGGTTTAATTGGTGTCGGTATTGCCTTAGCCGGTATTACAGCATCACTTAAAGTATTAGATGGGGCTAAGACAATGATGTCAGCCACTGCAATTGCTGTAGTTGCTATGTCATTAAGTGCTTTAGTAATTCCAATCGGTACATTAGGTAGTATGCAACTATCAACACTTGCTAAAGGTATCGGTTCTGTTACGATTGTTCTAGCCGGCATTACAGCTGCGTTAGCGGTCTTAGGTACAGTTGGTGTCGGTAGTTTGGCTGGTGCTGCAGCAATAGCACTTGTAGCCGCTTCCTTAAACACCCTAATCATACCAATCACAGTCTTAGGTACTATGAAATGGCAAACACTAGCACAAGGTCTACTTGGTTTAGCCGGAGGTCTTACTGTTATGTTAGCCGCAGCCGCAGTTGCAACTGTAGTGGCCCCAGGTCTAGCTATATTGGCAACCGCATTAGTGGCATTAGGCGCAGCCGCTGTAGGTATTGGATTGGCTGTATCTGGCGTTATCAAAGCACTAGACTGGTTAACCAACTCAACCAAGGACTCGTTTGATAGATTACTTGATAATATGTCCTATATGATGCGAAGGGTTAGTGATATGGTACCGGAGTTTGTATCATTTGCTGTAACTATGGTTGGTGGATTCCTTCAAGTATTAGTTGAAGCCACACCTAAAATAGCATCGGCTGGGGCAGATATCATTATTGCTATCCTCGGTGTTATGGCTGAGAAGATTCCGGCTTTCGCTCAAAATGCTGCCGATTTAATTATAGCGTGGTTAAAAGCATTCGGTGAACATGCGCCTAGAATGTTACAAGCAGCCGCTGAGACACTTATTGAGTTGATTAATGGTATGGCTGATGTACTTAAGAATAATGCAGAACCTCTAGTACAAGCGGTATTGAACTTAGTAGGAGCGGTCATCCAGACGATCGTTATTGCACTAGGTGAAGTACTTAAAGTATTAGTTGGTTGGATTCCTGGTGCTGAAGCAGCTATAGACAGTGGCATGGATTCAGTTCTTGGTATCATTGAAGAACGATTCAACCCTGAAGGTCTAGAGTCTACTGCGGCCGCAGGTATGGCTGGTTTCAACAGAGGAATCAGTGGTAATACTGAAGGTGGTAAAGTGGCAGCTGGTGAGGTTGTAGACGGCGTTATCGGTACGTTCGATATTATGGACGCGTTTACACCTGGTGATACTAAAGGACAAGAGTTTGTGGATGGTGTTGCTAAACACGCACCTAATGCAAACACGGCTGGACAACAAGTGTCAGATCAAACTGTCGAAGGCTTGTATAATCAAGACGGCACTCAACCTGGTGATAAGTTAGGTACTGACTTCTTTACAGGTGTTGCTCAACAAACAGGTAATGCTGGTAACGCTGGACAACAAGTTTCAGATAAAGCAATGGAAGGTCTGAATAACACTAATGGTATAGCACCAGGGGCTAAGGTTGCTTTAGACTTTGGTAGTGGTATTAGAACCAATGGTAGTGTTTCATCTAATGCAGCGGATAGTATATCGAATACAGCCGTTAACAACTTAGATGCGGACTCTTGGAGTGCTGGTGAGAACTTTGGTTATGGTTTCGGTAATGGTATTGGTAATACAAGTGGATATGTTGGATCAGCGGCGGCTGGATTAGGTTCTTTAGCTGTTAGTTGGTTGAATAGTGCGATTGACGCTCACTCGCCATCACGTATCGCCACTACATCTGGTGGTTGGTTCGGTGAAGGTTTCGGTAATGGTATTCGTAATATGGCTGGAATGGTAAAAGATTCAACAGCTACAATTGCAAACGTTGCTATTTCTGAAATCTATGATGCCGCTGGTGAAGTTGATAAGATTTCTTTCAAAATGATGGAAGATTTCGAAGCTAATCCAGTCATCAAACCTAAGCTTGATATGAGTGATGTAGATATGAGCGAGTTCTCAAGAACTATACGTCCATTTGTCTTACCTACAGATACACCAGACAAAGGAGGTACACCTAAACCAACCGCTCCAGCTCCAGTATTCAACTTAACAATGCAAGCAAACAATGATTTACCAAGAAGTACAATATTCCGTATGGCTGGCGACTTCCAAGATGCTATGCAAGAAATTGCAGATACGGAGAAATTTAATTTAGGAGGTTATGCGTAGATGAGAGCAGGGGAATTCCTTATTAATGGTGAATCCTCTATCGACAAATACGGCACTCGATTGCAGACGAGGTTTGACCTCGAAACACCGGCGAGACGCAGTGAGTTAGTACAAGCTATGGGTCAAGACGGATATTCTATCATCGATGAAGAAGCCTATGACGATACTAAAGTTACTTTGGTTGTTGTTATAGAGCCTCTGAAAGGACATGATAGATCTGCAATGCGTAACTTATTAACAGTAGCATTTACGGGTTCGGGTGGGTATATTCCATTCGTCCCGTATCATGATGATAAGAAGACGTACTTCGTTCGATTAGACGGAGATAGTAAGATAAACTTTAGAAATAAATATATGTATGGTGACGTATTAGAAGCAACCATACCTATTAATGTTAAACCATGGAAAGAACTTAATGGTTACAATGCTTCAGTAAACCCAACATCAATGGACAACCCAGCGTCTTATGCTGCTAAACCACTGATCTCTGTTACAATGAGTGGTAGTACTGGATCATTCTCCATTAATGGTGTTACATACAACCTTGCTAATGCAAATTCAAGCGAAACTATACACATTGATTGTGATCGATTTATAGCATATAACATGGTTAATGGTAAGATAACAGCGCTTAGGAATACTACTTTATTGTTTAAAGATTTCCCTGTTTTAATAGCTGGTAAGAATACCATATCTAAATCTGGTGGGGTGTCATCTATGTCAATCACACCAAGATGGCGGGTGTTAGTATGATTATTAAATACGGTGATAATATTGTAGACTATAACCCAGCAAATAAAATGCTAATAATAGACGGAAAACCATCATGGAGTAAAGGTACGCCTAATGGTATTGGTTTCTTAGATGGTATGTCTATAAAAGAGGTGTTGTCTAAATTCGAAGGCACTACACCGGTTGAAAAGTTGGCAGTGCATCTATATTTTAAATATGAGATTACTCGCTTGGATGGATTACCATTTGATAAGTCAAAATTGGTAATGCGATGGAATAATTTCGATCCTGGTGCTATTGCATACATACCTTTCACTGCTGGTGATGTGGATACTAGTGGTAAAGGTGAGTATAGACAAAATTATTTAACTAAACTTGGTAGTGGCGATGACTTCAAGGAATTTAGATCAAATTGGAATACTGATTTTGATGGTCAGCACAAAATTCGAATGTATGACCTGATGTTAAATATCGAGACAACATCGACAACTAATAGACCGTATGTAAAACCTCTGGCATGGCAAGAGAATCCACCACTCCCACCATTAAACCCTGGTGCTCAGAAATCATATCCTATTCTATACAATGAAAAGGAGAAGGATTTCACACACAATGGCATTGGTATTATGGCTGAAACAATATCTGCATTTGTAACAGAAGGTCGTAACGCCGGCTTTGACTTTGAACTATCTTATCCTATTGATGGTATCTATGCTAAGGAACTAGTTAATGGTAAGATCGTTCGTATGATACCAAACACTAGATATTCATATCACAACTTCATAATCACAAACGTTGAAAAAGATGTGAGTGGGTATTTAAGAGTTAGTGGTACTAGTAAGAATATAGTTGATCTCGGTGATAATTTAATAAGAAACATCAAAGTTAAAGCGACACCAGGTAATGCTATGCGTATGATCAACACCAATTCAATTGATAACATGAATTACGAATTCTCTAGTGATATGACGGATATGCGTGATGTTGACTGGGAACGAAGAAACCCATTGAATGCCTTAGTTGGTGAACAGGGTTCAGCTGTTGATATTTGGGGTGGTGAGATATTCCGTGGTGACAATTCTGTAATCTTGTATAAGGAACGTGGTCGTAATAACGGTATTCAGATTCGACCAGGTACTAATATGCGTGGTTTTAGAATGACTACAGATACTAAACCATTGGTTACTAGAATTCTACCATGGGCTAGTGTTCAAGAAGAAGGGCAAGACGATCCTAAAATCATAGTTGGTAAGATAGTAGAGTCTGGGTTACGTAATAAATACGCTAGACAACCTATTTTAGCCGTTGATTTCTCTGATAATGATGCAGTTAAAACAGTTGCTGACTTAGAGCGTGTCTCACTAAACTATTTCACGTATCAGAATAAAGGTGTTGATAAACCCAAGGTGTCAATCAAAGCTGATTTAATAACACTTAAAGATAGTTCTGATATGAATAAATATAAACTACTTGAGGATATTGCATTATGTGACACTGTTAATGTATATGTCAAGAAGTATGATGTTGATGTTGATATTAAAGTAGTTGAAGTTACTTACGATGTTATTAATGGTAGAAACTCAAGTGTTATACTTGGAGATAAAACCCTATCACCTATCGGTGCTTTAGCCAAAGAAACATATTCTGCTATTAATGAATCATCAAGCAAACTAGAACAATACATATTTACGAATCCTAATGGTCAGAAGATCATTTATGGTGGACCTAGACCAGACCCCAAGAAGTATAAGGCTGGTGATATTTGGTATGAGAAAATCAATGAAACAGAATGGAATATGTATATTCATAATGGTTTAGACTGGGAGCTTATTATAGGTGATTCTATATTTAGAGAACTCAGAGAGACTGTTGAAGTTGTTGGTAAGGAAGCTGATGAAGCTAAGAAACGTGCCGACGATGCGTATCAAGTTGGCGTTGACGCTGATAAGAAAGGCACTGAAGCAGGTCTTAAAGCAGACGACGCTAATAAGAAAATAGAAGACGTAGACCTATCAACCCAGAACCTAGACAAACGATTACAAGGTTCTGAGACTGATATTGTAATAATTAAAACTGAACAAGGTGTTATGAATAGTAAAATTGGAGCTATAGCTGATGGTATTACAGATGGTGGGTATAATTACTTACTGAAAGCAAATGATATGAAACATGGCGCTTGGTTAGATGGTACTCAGGAACCAGGCATGATATCTGGTAAACTAGGTGTCATAGATGGTACTCAAGTGTGGTCTATGACTAAGCATGTTGATATATCGGGATGGAGTTACTTTGGTATCAATAAACAACTCCTGGTTAAACCATTGGGTGTTAGTGATAACAAAGAATGGGGATTTACAATGCGGGTGCACGCAAATAAACCAACACCATTTCACATTCAAATAGCAGATGGTTCAGGTAGTAACCGTACCATAGGTTTCCCTAACATCGCCTTAAAAGAAGGTTGGCAGACCGTGACTATACCATCCAACTTTGTTAACCCAGCCTCTAGAACACCTAATAACATCGTATTTATGGGTACTGGTAATTGGCCTAAAGATACTGTTGTATCCTTGGCATGGTATGTATTACGACCTAACAAAACAACACTAATGCAATGGGTACCAGCACAAGAAGAAGATGTGGACTATCGTAAATTCTCCGAACTTAATCAATCAATCAACGGGTTACAATCAACAGTTCAAGATGGCTTTGCTAATATAGGTAGTGATAACTTGTTACCCTATACTAGTCAATTTAAGGATTTAACTGGTTGGTCTAGAGTTGGTAAGGGTGGTACGACGTCCGTCACAACCCATTATTTCTATAAGAATGGTCAAGCTAAAGACACATTACTTCTTATGGAGAGTAAACAGCAGGGTGCCGAAGAAGGTATAATGTCAACACCCGTACAATTGCAAAGGGGTGCTACCTATACTATATCATTCAAAGCATTTGGTTCTGGTGGTGTTTCTGGTTTTAGTGCTTGGTTTACAACAACAACAAACGCAGGTACTAACCATACGCAATATTCACTGGTTAGTAATATCAAACCATCAGCAGCTAAAATAATGACATACACAAAAACATTTACTGTATCGGATGTATCGGATATAGGATATCTGTATTTTGCTAATAAAGGAGCAACTACGGCTAATGGTGATTCGAGGTTATATGTGACAGAAATGATCTTAGTCCAAGGTACTTCTGTAGCAGGTTATACTCCAGGTTCGGCGTTTACTCAAACCCAAATCACACAACTCTCCGATACGATCGCTATGACGAATAAGAAAGTTGATGAGAATGGTAAGTTACAGGAAACCCAGTATTTACAACTTTCCGATACTATAGCCTTAACTAACAAGACCGTAGACGCGAATGGTAAGCTTCAACAAACACAGTACACTCAGTTATCAGATACTATAGCATTAACCAACAAAACAGTTGATGAGCAAGGTCGTTTACAGCAGACTCAATATACACAACTGAATGACACCATAGCCATTACTAATAAAAAGGTGGATGACCAGGGTCGACTTCAGCAAACACAGTATACACAGTTGAATGATACTATAGCTATCACTAATAAGAAGGTAGATGAACAGGGTCAACTTCAGCAATCACAATACACACAGTTGAATGATTCAATTAACATGCGTGTAACAAAGGGTAACATACGATCGCAGATCAACTTAGAAGCTAATAATATATTATTTGATGTGAATGGTAACTTGATTAATATTACACCAACCACAACATACATAGCGAATGCAACAATCAAAGATGCTATGATTCAAAGTATTAAAGCGGACAAGATAACTGCTGGTACGATCAATGCCCAGAATGTGAATGTGATCAATCTTAATGCATCTAATATAACCACTGGTACATTACAAGCTATTTTGATTAAGGGGCCGCAGATGTCATTGAATTTAGCCACTGGTGAATATTACACAGAATTTCAATATAACTCACAGTTAGCACAGTCAATAACATTTGCGGATGGTAAGATAACAGCTAATCAACACATACCATACATGGCAGCCACACCCGGTTGGTACTCATTTTCAGGACGAGGTATTCAAGCTGGAGCGTTAGGTAAAAATTATTTATCATGGCTGCGACTATTTGAAAATGGGGGTTCATCTACATCATCACCTCCAACTGAAGGTATGTTTGATGTTAGCGTAGATACGTATGGTAGTACAAGTTTAACAGGCCGCATCACATTAAGACCAGCTAGTTTTGGAGTGCGTACAACTAATTTTAATATTACACCATTAGCTAATGGGTCTTATAGAATTGCGTCTAAGGGTATTATGCGCTTAGAAGGAACTGAATTATATTGGAATGGTAGTAAGAAATGGTAGGAGGACAATATGTATACAATTATTAATACTGATTTAGTTGGTATTCTAAATATTTTAACATTAATCAAAACTAAAGGCGTCAAGGCGCGTATGATTAGTCGATTTGGCAGTAACTTAGAGGAGGTGATGCAACGATACTCAGATGATCAAATACAATGTTATATTGATTATGGGTGTGATGTGGGGTCAGACGGACTTATTGACTACACCAATTGTACAGATAAAGTCACTTTGATCAAAGAAATAGGCATTCTAAACAATGAATCGACAGAATTAACAATCGATGGTATAGAACATATTATTGAGGCATTAGAGTATGATATAGATGATATGGATTACACTAATATTCATAACTACGACCGTCTATTAACAGAATTAGAAAACTTACAAGAAAACAAGGAGGAACAATATCATGAATAAAATTCCAATTAGCCAATTACAACATAACTTTGATCAACAAGAAGAGGTGACTCACGTAACTATGACCTTCCAATTATTCGCTGTAACAGAAGGTACATATAATGCAACAGTTGAGATCTACCCAGCAGACTTAGGTGAAGGAAAGACATTCGAAGATATGTCACCTAAAGCATTACAAGCGTTAGGACGTCAAAAGTTGTCAAAGTGGATCCTAGTAGCTTAGCCACTGAGGAGTAAATATGACATTAACAAGTGTATTGAGCGTAGTCGTTGCTGGCTGCGCCTTACTCTTCAGTTTCTATATGGGCCAACGTACCGTCAACCGTGAGAAGACTAAAGATGAAGTAGCTGAGGCAACACATAGCGCAATTATAGCAACAGAACTAAAAACAATAACTCGTAACACAGATGAAATTAAGTACGAAATGCGCGATGTGAGAGCTGAGTTACAACGCATCGGTAAGGAACAAATCGAGCTCAATACTAACTATTTTCATCTAGAACAACGAGTAACTAAACTGGAGGAACGACAATGAAAGAAATAAACTGGCAGGTACGTATCAAAAACAAGAACTTCTGGTTAACACTTATTCCAGCTATTGCTATATTAGTACAGGTGGTCTTAGTACCATTCGGGTATGAGATCGACTTGACTGAATTAACTGGTCAGTTGTTAGCAATCGTGAACGCTATATTTGCGGTTCTAATGATCATTGGTGTTGTTAACGACCCAGTAACAGTTGGGTTTAAAGACAGTGAACGAGCGATGTATTATAAACAACCAAGAGGTAAATAACATGGAATTAACCATATTCTTCTTAGACGGAACTATTGCTAAGTTTGAGAATGTATCGCAGATCCATGATTTACCGGATAGACTAACATTCAAACACCATTCGGATCGACCGGAGAAAGCATATTTTAATGCTAAGAACATAGCTGGTTATACATGTACGGAAGGGAGTGAGTTCGTTGGATAGTTATATTTTCTTAAAGTATGCCAAGATGGCAGTCTGTATGCATTTAAAGAAGAAAGGTCAGAAGATAAAACCATCTGAGATCTATCATGTTCAGACAGCATTTATATTAGGCAACAACAAAGGAACTTTCTCAGGCCCTAACAGTGATGGTCTATATTACGAAGTCACATACAACAAAGAAAAGAATGAGTTCTACGTTGATGAATATGAGAAGCTTGGTAATACATTGTTTAAACCAGAACAACTAGATTTAGGTCTCTGGGAATAAAGTGCGGGGGCTACATGCCCTCTCATTTTTCGCATGTTTAACATACCCTATTATGAGATAAGAAAGGATGATAAATATGTTATTAGATGAAAACAAGAAATTATTCAAAGAGGTTAGTGACGATATTTTAGACGGATTAGACGAATTGACAGCAAGTAGAACAGACGCAACAGAAGTGAGAGTTCATGAGCAGACAAAAGACTATGGTGTTAAAGATAAGTTAATAACTATCGGAGGATGGGCAGTTGTCATCGCAATAGGTATATTTGTATACGGATTATTGGGATAGGACTTAGGTTCTATTCTTTTATCTTTCGCAACTATATCATGGTGTATAATGAAAGGAGAGATTTATTATGTTTAAGAAATGGGACAATTATAGATTCAACAGATCGACACAGGCAGGTAAAAAGAGTTACAAGGAGGCTAAAGATTTTGGTATATCCGACGAATGGGCGACTATATTAAGTGCTAGAAGTACAGCGTATAGCGACGGAGAAATGGATATGTTAGAGACAGTAGTAACAGGAGCAATTTTTATAGGTAGTATATGGATTGGTTTGAGTGGATTAAAAGATATAACGAGGCGTAAATAGCGTCTCTTCTTTTCTTTCGCATGATATACATCGCCTATAATGAAGAAGACAATTTTAAAGGAGAGATGTATTATGAAAAGATATGATTTAGGAATGGGATTTTGGATTGAATTAAACACAGAGGATTCAACAAAGTTGACTCGATGGATTGCGATCAGAGCTATTAGACAAGGTAGATTTGAAGGCAGTGCTTCGACCAGCGATGGTGGAAAACTGAAGATTAATAAGATTCAAATGACTAAGTTCGAAATGATACTATTAGTAGTATTCCACGGAGAAAAGAGTATTGATTTAAGAGTATAGGACTTAGGTTCTATACTTTTTGCTTTATAAGAAAGGATGATAGGAATGAATGAACGAATTTTATTAGGTATTTACTTTATGTTTTTAGCAGAACTTAGTTGGGGTGTTACTCGGGTTGTACTGTTGAAACGTGCTGGTTACCGAACACCGAAGAGGTTGAAAACTCTCATATTTGGATCAGTTGGTGCGTTAGTGTACTTTATGTTTACACCAGTGTACTTTAACGGATTCTTAATGCTAGCTGTATGGTTTATACTATTTATAATTGGTAGCTTTGATCTTGTTATATTTAACCAGGAACAGAAACTACTCACAACAGTCACGTATATAATGTCCTTAGACGATTACGACACGATAGCGGAAGATATGCATTTATTCTGGGCGCATGATAGAGTAAACAATCATGTAGTGGTACAGGAGGACATAGAACGATTCAGCGATACGGCCGTCATATTTGCGATTACGTACAATGACACGGTTATAGCAAAGAACCGATTAGAGGTTTCGCATGTTTTACATACCCTATTATGAAAGAAGAAAGGATGATAACAATGTTATTAACAACAGAATTAGGTAAAGCAATGGAGAAACTAGACAACAAATTTCAAAAGGAATTGATGGATCCAAAGGTAGAGCTATTTTCTAAGAAGGGTGTAAAAGCACTTGGAAAGATAAATGCACTAGCGATGGTAGACGCACTGATAATTGGATTTGCGGTACTAGGAGCCGTTAGTTATCCAAAGATGTTGAAAGAACAACGTATCAAAAATAGAAACTTAAAAGGGTAAGCTTAGGCTTATTCTTTTCTCTTCTCTTTCGCATTATTTACATGGGTTATATTGAAAGGAAGTGTATTGTATGAACAGTAGATTAAAAAACGTATTAGCATTGGTAGGTATGGCAACCATATTTGTAGTGCAACCGTTTATAGGAATCGCAATTGTATTAATGTACTTATTGAAAGGGAAGTAGAACTTAGGTTCTATTTTCTTTCTCTGGAGGTGATTAGAGTGGGATGTTTAGTATTTATCTTAGCTTGGATTGTATTAGATTTTAAATACGCCGTGTTGATAGGGTTATTAGCCTTGTGGATTAAGGAGGATTAATTATGTTGGACTCGGATGCTCAATTAGTAGAGGAAGTCATTTGGATTGGTAAACCTTCAGTATTGGGTATCCAGTATCCAGATTGGCTTATGGAGGTTATATTTGCAGGTTGGTTCTGGTATGATGAACCAGACGTATTGATGTGTAATGACTTTGCTATAACACCAGGGGACGTGTTTGGTATCGATATTTACGGTGAAATTTATATAAACTATTGGAGGTTAGCACCATGACAGAAGAACAAAAGAGATTAGCGATTAAAATTATCAAACGTATACTGTGGGAAGGGACTAAAACAGTAGTACAAGCAGGAGTAATTGTAGCGGTTACAGCATTTTTCAAAGGTGAGCTAAAGGACGTTAGCTTTGAGGAATTAGTTGATGGTGATGTTAAAGGAGGATTATTAAAATGAAAAAAGCATATTACAACTTAAAAGAAAACGTGATTCCTGAGGGGTTCACAAGAGCACAATTAGAGGGTATTGGTGGCGAGTGGGACGGGGATATCGTGTATTATTCTGATAACATCGCACATATTCTACCAATCACAGACAGAACAGTTAATATCATTGATAGAAAGGCGGTTCCATCATGCGAATAGGAGCGAACCTCCAAGCGACACAGCAGTTTCTTCTACTAGCTGATGATGCTAAGGATCTTATGGTTGATAAGTTGACAGACTTGATCTACAAGGAATTAATAAATAATCAAGGACTTAGAGACGAAGTTAAAAAAATAGTTGAGGACTATTATGTGGTTATAAACAACCAGAAGTTTTATACAAAGATGTATCAAGTTGATGTTGATATTAAACTAGTCGGCCGTACGTTAATCGATATCGGACCAGTACAATTTAAAGGAGAGAAAGAATAATGGGATTTGAAAAAAAAGTATTAGCACATAGTGTACAAACAGCACAGGTAAAGAAAGTTATATTTGCAGGAGACAACTTCGCACATCCATTCAGTCATAGACCTTGGTGGTTACAGGGCTTACGCGATCGTGGCTTCATCTACACTACAACCAAACAAAGTTATATTTTCATTGGTAATCACAAAACAACAAAATTAGTTAAAGGTTCATCTGTTAAGTTACTAAAATGTGAAGAAGTACCAGAATTCTACGAGCTATCATTAGAGGTGTATGTTCCTAATAAAGGTATATTTGAGGTTGTGGAATACATCACTCGTGAACCGCAAGTTAAACATAGCCTATAATGAAAGGACGTGTTAATATGAAATACGAATTAGAGAATGAAATGAGAAGACTTTTAAAGAAGTTAGATCCATTATCAGGACAACAAGTTATTACAGATGACGAAGAACGAGAGAAGGTTTACAATAGAATAGCAACTATTCAAAAGATGATTCAAATAGAACGTGAATACGAACTAAAAGAATCAGACATGAAGAAATTGAATATTGATTGGAACTTGATCTTGAACGGCGCAATTAGTATGGTGAGTGTACTGATGGTTCTAAATTACGAGAAAGACAACATCATTACAACTAAGAGTTGGAGTATAGCATCGAAATGGATAGGTAAGGGCAAATGAAAGCCCTTTTCCTTTTTCTATTCTTTAAGAAAGAAGTATGGCTAGAAGAGCATATTTTCTACGAAAAGATAATAATAGAGTATACACCACGGTGGTTAACACAAAAATATATAGATTGGATTGATAGTTATGAAGTATGACAAATCGATAGACGAATTGGAACAAGAAGTGCCAGTACAACAATATAAAGAGTCCGTAACCGTTATTGGAAGAGGTTCTGGTAAGTCTAGTCTACATGAGAAGGCGTATCAGGAATATTTGGATAGTTTGGCTGAAGATGAAGAAATAAAACAACAACTACGCGAAGAAGTTGAGACCTTGGTTAAAGGTTTTCAATTCATAGGTAATAGCATGGCTAATGTAGCCAAAGTATTTTCTGGTATGGGTCTTGCTAACGCACAGGAACTGGAGCGAATGCTGGAAACACCACCTGAAGAACATGACACCGGTATGAATCGTCAAGAGGCATTTGGTAAATTATTAGGTAACGACTGGCGAAATAAGAACCGTAGAAACTATTTGAAAGGACGAAGATAAGATGAACCCAGAATATAGAGATAGAGCATCATATTATGACAACTTACCATGGACTAAGAAGCTACAGCGACCTAGGGATAGACAAATCTCATTTAGGCATATTTCAAACAAAGGTCGTATGGTCAACAAGAACGGAGCTTCCAGACGAGGTGGACGTAAATGAATAAGATACGTGGATATTTGAAAATGACCGATAATGAAAAACAAGTACATATGGAAGCTTTGTTCAAATGGGATAAGTTAAACACTAAGATAGCACTTGAGGTTTTAGATGGCCACTGGGGTAACGGTAAGGATCGAAGACTAAACCTAGAACGAGCAGGGTTCGACTATTATGCAATCCAATCTAAGATCAACATGATAGACGGCCATACAGTAGATAAGTATGGTATCATTAAAGAAGATGTTATATTTAGGGCTCGAACGTATAAACGTGACGTAGTTAAAAGACGTTTTGGATACAAATAAGGAGGAAAAGAACATGAGTAATGGTTTAACATTCATTAGTATGCCACGTAGAAGTGGTAAAACAACAGTTATTAAAGAAAGATTAGAGGCTCATATTAGACAAAAAGAGAACACGATTGTGGTTGTTAGGGATAAACAATACCTTAAAGACTGGGATCCTGAGTTATTAAAACGTGTATACACACCACAGGAGATACGAGATAAGGAGCTAGCGGAGCTTCAGAGTAACGGCCATAGACCACTTAGAGCGATGGTTGATGATGTATTGTGGGATTACGATGCGCATACAGTAGCTAGTTTATTCTTTGATTTAGGACGCTTTGGAGCCAGTGTTGAATCATATTCTAGTATACCCAATACGAGCTATGATATGCGTCACATACATAGTGGTATTCGTAAACCAGACGGTAGACTTTGACCATATTTCGCACGATTTACATGGTGTATAATGAAAGATAAAAAACTTATAAAGGAGAATGATTATTATGACAAAAGAACAAATGAAAAATGCAGAGGTAGAATTAAACACTATTGGAGCGCAATTATCGGAAGATGAGAAGGCAGCTTTAGTAGCCGCAGCACAACAGGAACAACAAGAAACTAAAGAGAGTTTTATGACAAAAGCAAAAGGCTTTGTTAAGAAACACAAAGTAGTTATTGGAGCAACTATTGGTGGGGTGGCGCTAGGCGCATTCGCAGCTACGAAATTGAGCAACCAAGAGGAGTATGAGGAAGCACCTGAATTGGAAATGAGTTACAATGAAGAAGAAGATTTATTTGAATACGATAAGGAATACAAATCTGAAGAGGAGGAAGCTTAGGCTTCTTCTTTTTCTTTCTCGGAGGATAGAGCGATGACATATTTAGATATGTACAACTATGGAATCATATTTGGGTACGTAGGTGTAGAACAAAAAGTAATTAGAGTCAACATTCATTTAGAACATGCGGCATTGGACCCAGCGATTGGAGATATTTCTCAGGGACTCGTTGAATCGAATGACATCGCATTTGTAGATGGGCATTACTTACGAGTTAAGGAAGTAGTATTACTGGAGAATAACAAAGTATTAGAGTTACAATGTGAAGAAATCATGAAAGCGGAGGCATTAAAATAATGAGCGAATACAATAAAATTAAAGTAAAAGGTATGCCAGTACACGAACAAGAAGAGGAAATTGTAGTTGAAGAACGTGCGGTAGCTGGTCAAGTAGTTACTAAACCAAAAGTTGTTAAGAAAGGGCTTATGGAACGATTAGTAGTTAGTATGATTGGTCCTGATGGACTACCAGCGGTTGGTCGTTATATTTCAAAAGAGTTAATCGGCCCTGCAGCGAAACAATTATTCTTTGATAGTATTACTTCAGCAGCTCACATGATGGTGTTTAAAGACGGAGGAGGACCAAGAAATGGTGGATATTCAAGTGGTTATCAACAACAGTATAGGGGCAAAACAGATTACGGATCACGTTACAGAAGCGGTGGTGCGAGTTACTCACAGCCCACTGTCCGGAATGAAGGATACCCAGAAGAAGACAGCAGAGATTCAACACAACGATTAGGACCAGGTGTGATCTTAGTTGACTGGGCAGTAGGTGATAGAGGGTCTGCGCAACGAGTATTAAACGAATTAACGGATCTTGCTCAACAATACGGTAACGTAAGGGTATCAGACTACTATGGTTTAATGGGTATTCCAACTAAATTCACAGATAATAACTACGGATGGTTGTTCAGTGACATGGATAGAACTCGTATTAGAAGTGTTCGTGGTGAATTCGTATTAGATCTACCACCAATCAAAGTAATTAAATAGATCAAAGGAGGAAGACAGTATGTATGACAAACCAGCTTTTGTTATATTTATGGAATATGCAGCTATGATCGGCACTGTAGTAATTGTATGGTTAGTGATTATAGCGGTATCGTATGTCATGTATCAAGAGATTAAAGAAAAGAGAGGACGAAAGAAATGAAACTCAGGGACTTTAGTTATATAGCAGTAATAGGATTAGTAATCGGATTCGGTATATTTGTAACTTACAGCAAACCTTCGTACCAACCGAATGATCAGATGTTCAACCAATTAGTAAGAGGTAACATCAAAGAAGGAGATCATATTTCAATAGTACCTAAAGGAACAGTCAAGGGTACGATCATGGGTGATGTAGTACACGTCGATGATACAAGATTCATATTTAGATTTGAAGAAGATACAAACTTTACATACAACGAAACATTAACGACTGACTTTAGTTATGCAGATGAAGTAATGGGTATGTGGGTTGTAACATTGAAAGGCGGAGAGTAGATGTATAAAAAAGATGATCAAGGTGAAACATTTATGATTGGTTTCATCTTAGGGTTAATTGTTATGGGGTTCTTGGGTAGCATATTTGGATTTAAACCATTTTAGGAGGAGAAATTATGATAGTAGGAATGAACGGTAAACAATGTCAAGCAGTACAATGGTTAGGTAACAACACCGAAGTAATACATGGTATGGTAGCGCGATACAATGGTAGATTTACATTACCAACAGAAGGGTTTGGAGCTACAATAGTAACAGTACTTGGTGATAGCTATGTGGTTATGCCTGGTGACTGGTTCTTAGAATTTATAGATAACCCTATATTTATGGTAGTTACGGATAAGGTCATGGATACACATTTCATTAAATGTGAGGAAACAGTATGAGTAGACATATAAAGAAAGCTATTAAAAAACCAGTAGAACTGGAGTATATGGAGATACGAGTTAGCGCAGCTCAACAAAACCGTGTTATAGAATGGGTTGGTGATCGATGGGTACCTGGTATGTATCAAGATGACGGTCCATATATACACCCTAGGATCATTACAGCGACTGGTATGGAAACAATACATGTTGGTGATGTGATCGTAAAAGATGAGTATGGTGTTTTTAGATCATATAGTAAGCCAGAGTTCAACGCACAATACGAAATAGTAGAGGAGAAAGAATAATGAAAAAAATGCAATTAATTAAATCAGGTAAGTTTACACAAACCGTAGCAAAAGCAGGTCTTAAACTTAAGAAAGAATCACCATTAATCTTAACTATCGCAGGTGGTGTTGGATTATTAGCTACTGCATATTTGGCATACAAGTCAGCCCCCAAGGTTGAGAAGATTGTAACTGAAATGGAAGCAAGACAAGAAGACATTGCTTTATATGAACAATCACGATTAATCATGATGAACCCAGAGCAAGTAAATGTAAGTAGTACATCTGAGATTGTAGCAGCAGAGAATGCAGTCGCATATTTCAATCAGAACCCACACTTATTAGATTTCAACCGAGCTGAATACATGAAACGTATCGCCGGTGCGGTAGCATTACCAATGTGTACAGCTGTACTATCAGTAACAAGTATCGCAATGAGTTACAAAATTATGAATGGGCGTGTAGGTACACTTACTTCAGTAGTATCAGCATTAACTGCAGAAGCTGCTAAGAAGAATGAGCGTATGAAAGAAGTTCTATCTGAAGAAGATTACAAAGCTGTTATGACGCCTGTTGAGAAGACAACCGTAGAGACGCCTGATGGTAAGGTAATTGAAGGTGACGTTAGAAGAGCGAACCACGACTTCTCTTGTGCATGGTATAGTGACTCATCTGAGTTTGTTAAAGATGATCATCAATACAACATGATTAACATTAGTACAGCTGAGCGTAAGATCGATGAGATTATGGGACGTAAAGGATTCATTCTATTAAACCAAGTGTATGATGTATTAGGTTTAGAGCGTACTAAAGAAGGTATGTTAATGGGTTGGGACCAAGGAGACTTCTTCTCATTTGGAGTAGATGTGGTTAATACTGTAGATGCATCTGGAGACTTCTTCCCTGAGATCCTAATTAAATGGCCAATCCCACACTACATTTACGAAGATGTAGATTTAGAAGGTCGTTACGCTATAATCTAGAAAAAAACAAAGGAGAGAGACGTATGTTAAAACAAATAGTAGGAGGTGTCGTAGGAGGGCTAGTTGGATTCACAGCTAGTCACTTCTATGCGACCTTTAAACGAGTTAAAGCAGAGTTATACCCAGAACCAGAAAAAAAAGAAGAGTTTACACCTATTGATAGTGGAATCATAGCATCGGGTGTTGTGCATGACAACTCGATCAATATTAAGAATGTACCGAAACCTATCAAAGATTTAGAAGAAACAATTAAGGTAGCGTTAGAGAACCAAGTTGACCCGGCAATCTGTGATATTTCAGAGGTTGAAGCAGCTGCGTTGAACGCAGAAGAGGTTGAAGCTGACCGAATAGCGGCTCTAGAATTAAGACAACCAATGATTACAGCATTAGGAGCAGCAGAAGTAATAGATATGATAAACGATAATACAGAAGAGGAGTTGGAATATTTGAGACATGACGCAAATTCACCGGAGGCGTGGACACAATATAGAGCAATGCGATTAGCAGAAATTAATGAGGGACCGGTAATGGCATCGTTGTTACGCATGTTTGAAATCCCATTCCAACCAGGTAGTACCGCTGATGAGACTGTAGGTAGTCATATTTACGAAGCGAGATGTGAGTTCTTTGGAGAGGGTTCTATCTATACTAAAGGACCAGGTATCGAGAACGGTTCATTCGCTGAATTAGTATTACATTATGCAGACTTAATGAGTGTAGACTTTGGAGAACCTATTGACTTCTATGCAGATGAGTTAGTAGGACAGTTAGAAATCCACCCTGATATGCCGCAAGAAGAGTTACAACGAATCAGTTGGGAACTTATGACACACCAGTTACATACTAGATTTGGATTTGGTTTGTTTGCGTTACGTGAGGGTAATCAAGGATTTGGTACACACAACTTTACAGAACAATACAATGGCAACAGATACTTTGAAGAGGAGAATGAATTCTAATGAAAAACCCATATGAAAACACACAATACGATTTAACTAAACATTTTGAGATCTTACAGAAACAAAACTTTGAAACATTCAAGAAAAAAAACCAAGACTACGGTAATAGCTTCGAGCAATCATTAGAAGAAGATGGTTTAGTAGCAGCTACAACTCGTATGGGAGACAAGATGAGACGTCTTCGTCAGGCGCATACTGGTGATGGGCAATTAGTGGTTTCTGATGAATCACTCTTCGATACGGCTATGGACTTATCTAATTACGCTTTAATGACGGCTATGTTCATTGATAAAAAAAACTACATGAGTGATCGTATTTCGCTATTCGCTGATAACTTAAACATAGCGGAATTAGAAACACCACCTAAGAAAAACATCAATGCTTTACATGATAACCGTACACCGTTACAGATAGCTAACGATATTCATAAATCTTTACATGTCTATAGAGTTGGTCAACCTAAGACTGTTGGTAAATTATGGGAAGCACCAACTAAACATAGCTTAGCTGATATTGTAATGGATAAGGATTGGTTTGACCGTATGTATGAACGAGACGACGCAATGGAGAAGATGATGAAGAAAGCACGTGAAAGCTATTTAGAATCAACCAAGGACCCATTAGAGAAACTAGTGACTAAGTACCAACAAGCCAATCAGAGAGATACAAACCTATGGTTAGACGCTATGTATAGAGACTACAAAGTTCGTACATGTAGCGATATGGAGAACCCATTCGAACCAGTGGATCCAAACATTGATGACGATATTCGTGGTTTAGTACATGCGCATATTTTATTAATGCTAGCACAGGTATATAAATTCACAACAAGTACAGTTAAGGATTTATTATTAGCAGATGAGAACATGCTTAAACATATAGCACGTATCGACCACCTTTACAAAAACCGTAACTTAGGAGGATTAGCGGGTTATATTTATAATGAGACTGAGGGATTCGCTATAGCATGGTTTAACTACAGACAGCGTAATCTGGAATCAGGTGAGCGACTAGTTATAGAATCACTTAATGGATACATGCGTGGTGGCGACCAGTGTGATGGTATTGGACTGGTCTTAGATTCGATTCCGAAAGATTCTGAAAGTAATATGTGGGATCTTAACCATAGAATGCGATATTTAGAAATTGCTGATGTGGCTAATAAGTATGGAATGGCTGCTAATGATAAGATTTTACTTGATAGAATCGTTCCTAAAGACAATGGTGATAATCGTAATGTTAGATGGTTAACAAGTTATTGCTATAAAGGTAGTGATGGATTGATAGCATTTTATCATTGTTTAAGTATGGAACCTGGTCGTAATCATAGTAAAGCAGCTGCAATTACAACTCATATGGAGAAGTTTTATGGTCAAAAGATGCACTTAATTGGTGAAGATACTAGTGATGTTCGAGTACATGGGACTAAAAGACCATGGAAAAGAGAAGAAAACAGATGGGTTCGTCAGTAATCTGTCCCAAAAACGTTTGGTGAATTATTAGAATTTGATGAGAAAACTGAAAAAAAAGCGAGTTGTCCCAAAAAATAGGCAATTTGTCCCAAAACACTATGAAAAGTAGGACGCTAGAAACCCAGTCATACCAAGGGTTACAGCGTTTTTGTCCCAAAACACTATGAAATTTACATTGTTTGCAGAAAAATATATATTTTTTTAATAAAACAATAGAATTGAAAATTTTTTGGGACAAATGGGACAGGTTGTTAAAACCGCATATTTACAACAATTTAGAGAAGAGGAGTTGATACAATGGATTTCTACGAGTTTGCTAAGAAACAACCACCCGTTACAAGACCAACCGAATACAGTGTCTATCCTAGCTTTATGTATTTAAACGATGATTTGGTTTGTAAAGGTGGAGACTTCTTTGCTTACTGGGATGGAAACATATGGCAAACTAATTTCAACTCATTGGTTAAACAAATAGATACTGAACTTTATGAAGCTGTTGATAAGATGAAAGAAAAGAATCCGGAGTTCCAGTACATTCCATTACCATTAAACAAACACAATACTAAATCAATGACAAACATGCTACAGTTCCTTAAACAATCTACACAGAGTACAGTACAATTTAACAGTACTATACTTTTTGCCGATTCAGAACCTAAGAGAAGTGACTACGCCACACACATACTCTCGTACAATCCTGTTAGTGGACCTACTGATAGTTTCGATGAGTTGTTTAGCGTTCTATATGAGCAACCTGAAATGACAAAGATACTTTGGTTCATCGGAGCAACCTTAGCAGGTGATATGCCGAAGATTCAAAAGTTCTTGTTCTTGTATGGTGCCAAAGGTACAGGTAAGGGCACAATACTTAAAGTAATTAAAAAGATATTTGAAGCATACCATGGTCCAATAAGTTTGAAAGACTTAACTGGTTCATCAGAGTTTGCAACAAGTGAGATTAAAGAGTTACCAGTATTGATTGATGAAGAATGTGATCTGTCGACTATTAAGAATGATACATATTTGTTAAAGTTAACAGCCCATGAGCCAATCAACATCAATGCAAAGTATAAACAAACATATCAAGCAACCTTTAATGGTTTACTAGTAGCAGCATCTAATGAGCGTTATAAAGTAAAACATGTAGATGCAGGTATAACAAGAAGAGCGGTAGTAGCAGAACCAACTAATAAGACTGTAGATAGTACAACTTATCACAGACTTATGAAAGCAATCGACTTTGAGATTCCACACATTGCTCAGAAGGCCATAGACGTCTATAAGGACTTAGGTTTCGGTTATTATGATAACTATGTAGACATTGCAACACTCGAAGCTACAGACCATGTATATTCGTTTGTGGAAGAGTATCGTGAAAGACTAGGTGATCCATGTACACTTAAAGCAGCTGCTGAAATGTATAAAGAATACTTAGAAGATATTCAGTTTGATACAATGGGATACAAGAGAAGAATTAAACAAGCATTACTTAAGTATTATGTTAGCTTTGATAAAGAGACTAGGATTGACGGTGTTAAGTATAACAATGTATATTCTGGTTTCAAAGATGAACTATTCTCAAGTAGTGTAGGGACAGTAGATACTGATGAGATAGAGGGATGGATTAGATTTGATGGTGGTGAGTCTATTCTTGATGCTGTGTTGGAACATAACAACGCACAGCTTACTACTGCTAATGGAACACCTAAACAAGCATGGGAAAATGTAGTCACTAGATTAGAAGACATTGACACTCGTGAACTACACTTTGTTAAGGTTGACCCACAACACATCGTTATAGACTTTGACCTACGTGGTCCGAATGGGGATAAGAGTCTTAAGGAATCAATGAAAGCTGCTAACGAGTTTCCACCAACATATGCTGAGGTTAGTAAATCGGGACAAGGTATCCATCTGCATTACTTCTATGATGGTGATGTCGATAAGCTTAGTTCCCTGTATGATCATCAGATTGAAATTAAAGTGTTTAAAGGTAATTCTAGTTTAAGAAGAAAGTTAACTTTATGTAACAACAAACAAATCGTTACACTATCTACTGGATTACCACTTAAGGAGGAGAGTAACAAGATGTATGATAGTATTAGTGATATTGTATGGACTGAGAAGAAGATGCGTGTCTCAATTGAAAGAAACCTACGTAAGGAATATCACGATTCAACTAAGTCAAGTATCGATTTCATTGATAAGATTCTTAAGGATGCACAAGAAGCAGGTATTGAGTATGACTTAATGGATATGCGTGAGGCTGTTATGGCATTTGCAATGAGTGCTACTAATCAAAGTATTACAGCTATGAGAATTGTTAATAGTATGAACTTTACAACAGTCCCTGAACCAGAGACACCAGAGCATAAGTTTGTAGAGAAGAATCAAGTGATTCCTAAACATGACTTATGGTTCTATGATGTTGAAGTGTACAAGAACTACTTTATCATTTGTGCTAAGCGTTGGCATAGTACTGAGCGAATTAGATTGGTTAACCCAACTAAAGAAGAAGTAGAAGATCTATTAAGAAAACCATTAGTAGCATTCAACAACTTACGGTATGATAACCACATTATGTATGGTGCTTTGATGGGTGAAGATAACTTAGGTTTATATATGCGGTCACAGAAACTAATTAACAATGAACGTGGGGGTACAAACAATTCAGCGTATGGTGCATCATATTTAGATTTATATGAAATGGCTACTAAGAAACAAAGTCTTAAGAAGTGGCAAGTAGAGTTAGGTATTGATCATGAAGAAATGGAACACCCATGGGATGAGCCGTTACCAGATGAGTTATTAGATAAAGCACTTGGATACTGTGATAATGATGTTGATGCAACTGAAGCATTGTTCGACCACCTAGAGGCTGACTACAACGCTCGTATCATCATTGCTACTATCTCAGGATTACCAATCAATGCGAAGACTCAACAACATGCTGCTGAGATTCTATTTGAGGGTGACAAGAAAGCCTCAAAACAATTTGTTTATACTGATCTATCAGAAGAGTTCCCAGGATACTCATTCGCTTATGGTAAATCAGATTATAATGGTGAAGACCCTAAAGAGGGTGGTTATGTTCATGCTAAACCAGGTGTTCATGAGAATGTAGACTTGTATGATATTCGCTCAATGCATCCGTTCAGTATCATAGCCTTGAATCTATTTGGTAAGTATACTGATAACTTTAAAGGTATTGTAGATGCAAGGGTTGCTGTTAAGTTACATGACTTTGATGAAGCATCTAAACTATTTAACGGAGCGCTACAACCATTCCTTAAAGAAGAGACTGCTGATGATTTAGCATATTCACTTAAGATTATTATCAACATTATTTATGGAATGACAAGTGCTAAGTTCAAGAATGCATTTACAGTTCCAGGTAATGTGGATAACATTGTGGCTAAGCGTGGTTCACTATTCATGATGAAACTTAAACGTGAGTTAGAAACTATGGGGTTAGGTGATAGACTTGTTCATGTTAAGACCGACTCTGTTAAGATTGTGGATAGCACACCAGAGATTAAAGATTTCATATTTGACTTTGGTTTACAGTATGGTTACATCTTTGAACATGAAGCAACTTATGAAAGAATGGCGTTAGTTAATGATGCTGTATACATTGCTAAAGTTGGTTGGGCAGAGAAAGCTAAGAAGATTGGTAAGTGGGAAGCCATTGGTACTATGATGATTGATCCATTTGTCTATAAGAAACTATTTAGTAAAGAAGATTTAGAGGATGAGGACTTCATGCTTACTAAGTCTGCTAAGTCTGCGCATATTTACTTAAGTACTGATGGTGTGTCGCATGATACATTCATTGGTAAGGTTGCAAAAGTGTATCCAAGTAAGACTGGGTATGATTTGATTAGATATGATGCCGAGAAAGACAAACAAGGTTTCGTATCAGGAAGTAAAGGATTCAAGTGGAGGGAAGCTACTGACTTCAGAGGTGTTAAAGATATTGATATGAACTACTTTGACACAATGGCTATCAAAGCTATCGAGAAGATCGACTCAGTAGGTCCTGCTTACAAGATGTTAGATGACTGTCCAGTTGAGTACTTGGAACATGTTCTCCCTTTTGAACATTGGGAACCTAAAGAGAAAGCAGAGATTATACAACTATCGGATTACCAACCAGTTGATATAGATTTAGATGAAGCAATACCATTTTAGAAAAAAAATAAATTCGCACAAAAAACATGGACTATAATAGGGGAGATACTATTTCTAGTATTGAGAGTACTGAAAAGGCTCTTTCCCTTTTTGTTTTGTAAAATCAAAGGAGGAAACAAAGATGAAGACATTACCATTTACAGTAGAGAACGCGAGATTAGTTTATAAGAATTTCGCAGGAGCAGAAGGCGATTATAACAATGCAGGAGACAGAAACTTTCATGTGGTTATCGAAGATCATGATTATGCTAGAGAATTAGAAGCTCAAAGATATAACATTACATGGCCTAAACCAAACCCAGACATCAAACCAGAAGATGACGAGCGTAATCCTACACTTAAAGTTAAGATTAAGTTCGCAGATATTTACATTGTTAAAGCTGGTACCAACGGGACAGGTAGACCAGAGAAATTGGAAGAGCAAGATTGGGGTATGTTAGATTGGATGACTCCAAAACAAATCGACTTAACTGTTAAGCCTTATGATTACAGTGACCGTTACTCAACAGGTACTGGTATCACAGCATATTTACAAGAGTTAGTAATGGTTGTAGAATTAACTGAACTTCAAGAGAAGTATGGATTCTAAACTAAAACTTTACAGTCATCAGTTGGCAGCTATTAATGAGTTGTCATCTGGTGATATTCTTAATGGTGGAGTAGGCTCAGGTAAAACCCTGACCTCTCTATCTTATTATATGAAAGACCATGCTGACAAAAGATTAATAGTTATCACAACCGCTAAGAAAAGGGACTCTGGCGATTGGGAAGAAGAAGCCGAATTAGTAAAGATTAAAGAGTTAACAGTTGACTCGTGGAATAACATCACTAAGTATGTGGATGTTTATAATGCATTCTTTATTTTCGATGAACAAAGGTTAGTAGGCTCTGGTGCTTGGGTTAAAAGTTTCTTTAAGATAGCAGATAAGAATGATTGGATTCTGTTATCAGCCACACCTGGTGATACTTGGATGGATTACATGCCTGTATTCGTAGCTAATAACTTTTACAGGAATAAGACAGACTTTATCAATCAACATGTTGAGTATGATAGATATGTTAGATTCCCGAAAATTAAGAAATTCCATAACGTTCCTAAACTTGAAGCTCAAAGGGAAGAGTTACTTGTCGACATGATTATGGAAAGACATACAACTAGACACCGCAAACACATGCAAGTAGACTATAACAAAGTTGCTTATGATGATGTAGTAAAGAATCGTTGGAACCCTTATACTGACTCACCTATTGAGAATGTATCTGAGTTCACACAAGTACTAAGAAAGATAGTTAACATGTCAGTAGATAGATTTAACAAAGCTGCATTCTTCATGAGAGTAGTGCCTAAACTTATAGTGTTCTACAATTACACTTATGAGTTAGATATGTTAAGACTAATCTGTGACACTGGACAGCTAACCTATTCAGAATGGAATGGTCAGAAGCATGAGGCTATACCTGAAACTGAGTCATGGGTTTACTTAGTACAATATACAGCAGGAGCTGAAGGATGGAATTGTATCGAAACTGATACTATACTATTCTTCTCAATGAATTACTCATGGCGTATCGTCGAACAGTGTGAGGGAAGAACTGATAGACTAAATACACCATTCACTGATTTAGAGTACATATTCTTAAGGTCTAATTCACCAATAGATATGGCTATACTCAAAGCTAACACAACTAAAAAGAAATTCAATGAAAGAAAGTGGGTTGGAAAACTATGGGCAAGCTAGAGACTGATTACCAGAAACATCTTAAAGATGAAATCAAAAGGAGGTTACCAGGAGCAGTGGTGACTAAACAGGACCCTAATGATATTCAAGGTATACCAGACCTAGCTGTGTTCTATGGTTGTACCTATGCATGGTTAGAAGTTAAAAGAAGTGCTAAAGCGCCTCACAGACCTAATCAACCATACTATGTAGCTAAAGCCAAGGAAAAAGCATTTGGTGCTACTATCTATCCAGAGAATGAGGAGGAAGTTTTAAATGCAATGGAACAAACACTTCGAGCTAGAGGGCAAGCATGCATTCTTAAGTCCTAGCGGTTATCATTGGTTAAACTATACTAAGAAGAAACTACAAACAGTGTACGCTAACCACAAAAGAAAAGAAAAAGGTACAGCTTTACATGCCTTTGCTGAAATGGCTATTAGAGAAAGAATTAAGTTAGCCAATCATAAACAAGCTTTAAACATGTTCGTTAACGATGCTATTGGTTTTGATATGGAACCAGAACAAGTATTGTATTATAGTGATCACTGCTTTGGTACTGCTGATGCTATTAAGTATGAAACATCAGATAACCCAGAGTTTAAAGACCTATTAAGGATTCACGACCTGAAAACAGGAATCACTAAAGCATCATTCAACCAGTTGTTAGTTTACGCAGCCTTATTCTGTTTGGAATACAAAGTTAATCCAGTTGAAACAGAGTTTGTTGGTCGTATTTATCAAGGTAATGGTTTTGAAGAAGTAGAGTTTTTATATGATGAAGTACTTGAAGTAATGCACATAATTCAAGATCATTCTAGAAGTCTTGATGAAGTAATTGAATAAGGAGTTGACCTAGGTGGAACAATTCGATGAACTAGCACATTATGGTATAAAAAGAAAGTCTGGTCGCTATCCTTGGGGTTCTGGAGAGAATCCTCAGCGTAGTTTAGACATTCTATCTAAAGTTGATGCATTAAAAGAAAAAGGTTTATCTGAGAAAGATAGAGCTGCAACATTAGGTATGTCTATTAATAAATTAAGATCTGAAGTATCATATGCCAATGAAGAAAGACAACAATGGATGTATGATAGAATTAATAGTCGAATTGAAGACGGTATGTCTCCTACTGAAATTGGTAGAGCTTTAGACATCCCAGAATCAACCGTCCGTAAATATCGTGATATGCCAAACCCTAAAGATAGAGTTAAGAATCAACAATTATCTAGTATTGAAGAAACCCTAAGACAACAAGTCAAAGAGAAAGGGTATTTAGATGTAGGGCCTGGTGTAGAACAACAATTAGGAATTACTCGTTCTAAATTAGATGCTGTGGTTAAGAAACTAGAATCTGAGGAGGGATTGTATGTTCATAAGATTTATGTACCGCAAGTGGCAGGAGGCGATGGTAAGTATACTACTGTTAAGACTCTCTCTGCTGAGAAAGATAAAGCGGTTGTTCAATTAAACAAAGACAAAATTAGACCCCCTGAAACATGGTCTGATGATGGTGGATTAACATTCCAAGGTCTAGGTAAAATCGAATCAATTGGTAGAAGTAAAGTTAAGATTGTCTATGGTGATGAGGGTGGAGCTGAACGTGATGGATTAATGGAATTGCGTAGAGGTGCTGATGGATTAGACATGGGTAGAAATAAGTATGCCCAAGTTCGTATCGGTGTTGATGATACTCATTACTTAAAAGGTATGGCAATCTATGGTGATAAGATACCAGCAGGCAAAGACATTGTGTTCTACACTAACAAACCTAAAGGCACACCATTTGAAAAAGTATTAAAAGAAATGAAAAACAATGTAGATAATCCATTTGGTGCTACAATTAAAAGACAGAATGGTAAAGTAAACATTGTTAATGAAGAGGGTGACTGGGCTGGTTGGAAGTCAACGTTCTCTAGTCAGTTCTTATCAAAGCAACCGTTTAACTTAATTAAAGAAAGAGTTAACATTACTATTGATAAGAAGAAAAAGGGATTAGATGAAATCATGGCGCTTACTAACCCTGTAGTTAAGAAGAAGTTGTTAAATGAGTATGCTGATGAATTAGATACTGCTGCATCTTCACTTAAACTACAAGCCTTTCCAAAGACTAAGAGTAATGTGTTGTTACCATTCCCAAGTATTAAACCTAATGAAGTCTACGCTCCCAACTTTAAAGATGGTGATAGAGTAGCTCTGGTTCGACATCCTCATGGTGGTAAGTTTGAGATACCTGAACTTACAGTAAACAATAAGGGAATCGTTCGTAAAATCTTAGGTAATACACAGGATGCTATTGGTATTCACCCATCTGTTGCTGGTAAACTATCTGGTGCAGACTTCGATGGTGACTCAGTATTAGTTATACCTAATAACCATGGTAAAGTTAAGTCTTCTAAATCATTAGCAGGACTAAAAGACTTTGACCCTAACATCTATAAAGTAGATAGAAAGACAATCGGTTCACAACAAAAGCAAACTCAAATGGGTGTTGTATCAAACTTGATTACAGACATGACATTAAAAGGTGCTAGTACATCTGAGTTAGCTAGAGCGGTTCGTCATTCGATGGTTGTTATTGATGCTGAGAAACATAACTTAGACTGGAAGAAGTCAGCTTCTGATAATGGAATCAGTGCTCTTCAAAAGAGATACCAAGCGCATACCGCTAAGGTGGAATTTGATAAGTTCTCTGGTAAAATGTTACCTGGTAAAGAACATCGTGGTGGAGCAAGTACAATCATATCTAGGTCATCTAAAGAGTTTAAGATATTCAACCCAGAAACAGGGAAGAAGAAAGAATCTACTAACTTAATGAACCTAGTTGATGATGCATACAAGTTAAGTTCAGGAACTGCTAAAGAAAATGAATATGCTAGATATGCAAACACTATGAAAGCTATGGCTAAAACAGCACGTTCTCAAGCAAATTCAATTAAGAAACCTAAAGCCAATCCATCTGCTGCTCTCAAGTACAAAGATGAGGTTGCATCATTAAACGTTAAGCTTAACAAAGCATTAGCGAATGCACCAAGAGAAAGACAAGCACAACTACTAGCAAACAAAGTCTATGCTGAAAAGGTTCGTACTCAAGACCTTGATAAGGACCAAAAGAAAAAAACTAAGACTCAAGCATTAAGTGCTGCTAGACAAAAGGTTGGTGCTGAACGTTATGAAATAGAACTAACTGATAGAGAATGGAAAGCTGTACAGAGTCATGCTATCAGTCCTACTAAACTAGAAGCAATCCTTAACCACTCAAATGCAGACCGCATCAGAGAACTAGCAACACCTAGAACTAATGCATCAGTTAACAGTGGCTCTAAGTCTAGAGTCCTTGGTCTCTTAGCTAACGGCTACACTAATGCAGAAGTAGCAGAGCATCTAGGTATCAGTGCTAGTATGGTTAGTCAGCTTGCTAACAACTAAAGGAGTGAACAACTATGCTAACAACTAAAGACAACCCATTCAATCCGTTCGTTAACTATGATGCTTGGGAACAATGGGATGAAGACAATGGTTACTACACTCCTCAACTTGTAGCAAGAGTGAGCAATCCATCGGTCGACTTAAGTGATGAAGAACAAGAAGCACTTTATGTATCAGCATGTGACTTCATTATAACTAATGATTTAACAGGAATGTATACATTAATTGCAGATCCAGATGAAAACAACAAAGAATTAGAATATAATATGGATATGGGTGCAGAAATTATTTAAAATCAGCAACACCCAAGGGGGGTCGAAGAAATTCAACTTCCCTTTCTGCAT